CCTTCTCGTCGCCGAAATCCTTCCTGAGTTGGGCAACACTCTCATTGATTCCCGTCAGGCTGCCTTCCAGCTTGCCGATCGCGTGCATAATGTCTTCATTGGATGCCATCAATCCCGCTGCCTATGTTCATGCCATTAACCGAATAGGAAGGTTGGACTGGGAACATGCGTTCCAGCCGTCGCGATCCAGTGAAATCGTGAAGGTCAGGCCGGACACCCTGTTGACGCAGGTTGTTCCGGCCGCTTGCTGTCACCACGCCTTGGCTACGATGAAGTCCCTGACGAAGCCCGCGACCAGCGCATAGCCGGCCGCGTTCAAGTGCAGGCTGTCAGTCCGAAGCGCGGCTGTTATCACGTCCTGTCCATAGGCCGTTGCATCTTGATACGGGCCGCCAGGAGCCTGAAGCGCGATGATCATAGACCTAACGTCAAGCCAGTTATTCGGATAGGCGCCCGACACGGCGGCGTTGTTGCTCATCTTGTTGATGTAGCCGGCGCTGCCGCTCGGTTCAGTCGTGGAGTTCATCGACGGCAGGATGATGAACTTGGTCGTGGGCTGGTAGTTGACCATCGACTGGATATCGCCAAGGACTGTATTCCCGGCATCTGGGCCGTTGGTGCCCGCCCAGATAATGCGGATGCGATCGATGAACCTGACGTCAGCATTTGCGCGGGCGGCGATCTGAGTTGAAGTCTGGCCACCGATGCCTTGGTTGGATGCCTTGCGGTTGAGCAGCCCCGCGAGAACGGCGATCCATCTGTCGGTAGACGCGAGGAAAGCATTCTCGATCATGCTATCGCCCCAGCCGACCACATTCGTGATCTTCGGGTTGACGCGGGGGTCTTTGGCAGACCATTCGTTACCGCCGGCAAGGTTCGCCTGCAGGCCCCATTTCCAAGCGAGGAAGCCCTCGACGAGGAACTGCTCGTCTGTGGTCAGGGTGCGGTTGTAGCCGGCAAACTGTGAGATAGCGCCGTTCCACCGTGAGGAGGTATTGTCAGGATCGCCACCTAGACGCCAAACCGTGCTGGTGCTGTAGGTCGGAACGCCATTGGCGCCGGATCTGGTTAGGGAATTCACATAGTTGTACGCAATTGAGGGGAAACCAAGCAGCGTCGTGATAGCCGGTCCTGGACCGCTCTCAGGCGCGGCGCCGTCGGCAATCGCAGAGGCACCGCAGTATTGGTAGATGCGGTTGTCTGTGCCGCCTACGTCGACCTGCAGGCCGGATCGGATGTTGCCGGCAAGCGCGGTCTGCGCAAGATCGAGGATCGCTGCCGTGGCGTTGAGGTCATTGTACCAAACACGGACCAGCGTGTACGAAGCCGCCGTCAGCGCACCGGGCTCCGTCGTCATGTCCATGTGGTTGGTGCCGGAGAAGTCCAGCGTATTCAGGCTGTTCATCGTCCGTGTGCCCGTAGAGGGGCGGTTCGAACTAGTCGAAGTCGCGGACCCGCCATAGGAGCCCTTGTTGGTCCACGTATTGACGAGTGCACCGGTCGCTGAGATCGTCGCAGCGTCAGCCGCGTCGAAGTCGATCACCAGCCCCGGAATGTCCGTCAAAGCGGCCATGGCGGGGGTGCCTGTAAAGGGGGCGGCGGCGCCCCTCGGCTGCGTGATCGAAAGTCCTAGTCCAAGCATCATTTTCGTTACTTTCGGCAGGCCGGCAGTTTGTCGCACGTCTGGTTATGCGCGACGACTTGCTTGGCGAAGGGGATATCGTTGGAGATGATGTATTGCCGGGTTCCGGCCGAGGGCGTCAGGCGTTCGAAGCCTGCACCGTCATTCGCAGAGGTTGTTGTCTGGCACCCAGACACCGCCCAGCCTACGGCAAATATCAGCAGGAGTGAGCTTGCCGATCTCAGCATTGGTTTTGCCTCGTTCTTTGATCAGTTCCATGGACTTCTGAAGCGCGGCGGTGCGCTCCTCGTTTCTGCCTTCGCTGCGGGCCGCAGGAAGCCACCAGACGGCGTTGATGACGATAAGGATGGATGCAGCAGCCAATGCGCCGGCAAGCGCTGCTGCGGGCAGTTTCAGGCTGTCAGGGATGAATTTGAGGAGAAAGCCCATCAGGTCGCCACCGGGATATCCAGAGCGTCTTTCAGATCGTCCTTGCGGCGCTTGGCGTACCAGCGATAGCCGAGGCCGCCGATCGTCAGCACGGCACCCACGATGATGAGGACGGCCACCACCTTGCCGATAAGTTCACTGCCGTAGCTGAGCGGGGAAAGCTGGTCCTGAACCTGCTGGAGGGTCGCAGCGAGGCCGCCGGAGCCAACGCCGCCGCCGGTCGTGCCATCGGCGACTGCGAGCATGGGAGGCTTTTTGGCGTCAGAGATAGAGGCTTTTGCCGAAGCGCCTGACATGAGCCCGAGCGGTTGAGCCTCGACGCTGCCGGCAGCCCAGGCTTTGCCCGTAGCGCGCACGGCGGCAACGCGGGATGCCCAGCCCTTGCCGAATGCCTTCCACGTCTTGAGCGCCTTGAGGAAGGCAAGCCGTCGATCGCAGATTGCGTCGACCAGGCGATCCATGTTGCCGTAGTTCTGGACGGCTGCAAGCGTAGCATTCCCGACCACGCCGTCAGGAACCACGTTGAGCGCGCGCTGGAGCCATTTGACGGACTGAGCAACGCCGGAGTTGACGGCGCCGTCAAAGACGACATAGGAGATACCGGCCGGAAGCTGGTCGCACTTGGCGAGGCTCCAATAGTTGGCCTTATAGATCGCCTCGACCTCGGTCGCGCTGATGCCGCGAACCGGAACAAGCGGAAGGCCTAGACGCTGACGATAGGCGTCATACACGCGCTGGGTAACGCCCCTGTTAGTGGCTCCACCTGGGTCAGCCTTTAGGTTCACATATCCGCCTTCACTCACCAATACCTTGGCGAGCGCTCGCTCGAATTCTGTCATGGATAGGCTCCAGATTGTGTTGATTGCGGCTTGGTGGCCTGCTAATTTAGCGGCCAAGGGAGAAGTCGCTGGTTCGAATCCAGCCGCGCCTATGAGGCGTGTAGCTCAGAGGTCAGAGTGCTCCCGCCTCTTTCCCATTTGTCGAGATATTAGAGGCCCAAGGCTGCCTTCAACGCGGCAACTGCCAAGGTAGCGCGCTGTTCGGCGCCGGCTTCATTCAGATGGGTATTGTCGTACCGGCCGGATGAGGGGATCAATTCGACGTTCTCACCAGCAAAGACGGTGGTGTTGTTCACGACGCTCGCCTGTGCCGCGAGGATTCCAGCGCTCGTATTGCCGTAGTAATAGCTCTCCTGAGCGACCAAAACCGGGCATCCAGGGATCGCGCGATTGAACTCGGCAATCACCTTCTGCAGGCTCGAGGCATAGGATGCCTGCGAAGTGTGGGCGATGGTGTCGCTCTCGCCCTGCCCCCACATGATCGCGGTGCATGGCAGGCCGGCATCTCTGATGCGAAGGCCAACGGTGTTGATGATGTTGAACAGGTATGGCGCTTGCGAGGGATCAGCCCATTGCCCGACGCGCGTGTTGCCCACCGCCATGGGTACGAGAATGACGCGGTCATATGTGCCATCGGCAATCAGCTTGTCGGCCATCCGCATCATCCACGTGCCGCGCTGGTCCGTCACAGTCCCGCCGCTGACGTTGATCCCGAGCAGCGGGTCTTTGGCCTTGTAGAACTTGCCGTCGTAGATATTGATCTGGTCGATAGCCTGATTGACCGGGACATATGGCGTCGGGATGCTGTTGACACTGAGAGACTGGCCGATGACGACGAAGACACCGGTTCTGGTCAGATCGCCTTTCGGAACCTCAACGCGGCCAGTCAGATCGAGAACAGGATCAGCGCCATAGATGACGGACTGCGGAGGGTTGATGTAATAAGCCTTGTCCTGGGTATAGCGATTGTAGGCCAGACCAGAGCCGCCAAAAAGCATGGCTGCCATCAAAGCACCACCGAGCCGATAATACCGGTTTGATAGCCGCAAGGCTGACCACCATTGCCGAACCAAGTCTGTGTGCTCCCTATGCCGCGCTCCAGCCACCGCAATTCATGGTAGCCGATCCCGACGTATCCAGCATATCGCGCCCACGCTGGCAAGACAGGAAACGTATTTCCAGCGGCAGCCGGGTTCTTCACCTGCGAAATGTCGGCTGCCGAGGTATCAAGCCCGATGCCGACGAAACCAGCGACCACCGAACTCGTCGACCCGATCATATAGGCGGATGCCGTGACATCAACCATGCGGCCAGACACGCCGCAGAAGATCTCGATCTGGTTGAGCGCGTTGCCGTTCGCTTGCCGCCATGCCGCCGTTCCATATGACCACTGGTTTGCAGTATCGACCCGGCAGACCGGCAAGAGGATCGCATCTCGAAGGCTCCAGACGAGCCGCGATTGCTTCGTGCTGCGCGTTTGGCCGTTGGCATGGCAACGGAAGCCGCCGACCAGTTCCGCGTCTCCTGCATCAATCCCGCTGAAGGAGATGGCATTGACGATCTTGCATCCGTCCTTCTCGACCTGAAGCGAACGCGTCGTGCTGTTCGTCCATTCCGGGCCCATGACGAGCCCGTCGCAGGTGTCGAAGACATCGTAGCACTTGCCGGCCAGAGAGCTTGAGATATCGAGACTTTCCACCCCATGATAGAGTGTCCCAGTCGTGATGTCGGCCTCGGGGAATTCGTCGGTTGAAATGGACAATCGCATGGGAAACCTATTCGTAAAGGATGTTGACGGTGCCGGCGTCGAAGGTCTCAACGCCGTTGCCGCTTTTCACGCGAACGCGATCAAGAACAGCCGATGTGGATTTCGACCCGCCGACGGAGAAGCAGGCCGCGACATCGGAACGGCTTATATTTCCATTGACCGCCCATGCATTGGTAGCGGCATCGACAAGAGTCAGAACGGCAGATCCATGATAGACGCCGGCTGCGGCAGACGACCCGCCTGTCAGGATGAATTCGCTCGTCGACGACTGGCTGTTGCTTGTTCCGCAGAGATACCCGGCCGTCTCGATGCCGCCGCTATCGCCGAGCTGAAGCGATATGCCGGTCGTGCCGGTCGTCGATGTGCCCTTGAGCGATACCGTGATCCGCTTGACCCAGGATGGAATGCTCGTGAAGTCGACGAAGGCAACGGCTGATGGCGATACGGCCACCCCAGAGATCAACCCAGCACCGGCGCTCACCTTCTGGTAGCTCGTCACCTTCCAGTTGCCGGAACCGAGAGACACGGCCTGGAGGCTGTCCCCGACGGCAGTGACGACATCGCCACCCTGCGGGAGAATGAGCGACGTTGCATTGTGGGTGAGCGTCAAAGCGCCGGAGAAGACCAGACGGCGGAATGTGCCGGCGGCGACCGTGCCGAGGCTGGTGATCGTCGTCGTGCCGGTGATGGTGACATTCTGGCTTGCCGCAGCGCCGATATCAGCAGTGGCCGCGCTGGCGACATTGACGAATGGCTGCGTAAAGGCCGAAGTAATCGTCGTATTCGAAATCAACCCATCCGAATAGAACGCCGTTCCGGTGCAGACGATGGTCGTCGAGTAGCCGTTCGGAACGACAAGGGTCGTGGTGCCGTTGATCTGCTCCACGCCGTTCGGATCGATCGTGACATCGGCCCCGTCAGCCGTGACCTTGTATGTCCAGCTGATGCCGAGCGTAGCCGCTGCGGTCAGTTGTACCGTTGCGATGGCGGTATAGCGGTGCCAGGCGTTCCGGTCTGTGGTGAGAGCCGTGTAGTTGCCGGCTTTCGTGGCATAGGTGAGCGGGATGACGGAGGCGGCCGAAGCAGCAGCAGCGACCGCAGACGCCGCCGCCGCATTGGCCGCATTGACTGCCGTCTGTACGCCGGCCGCGATGCCGAAGGTCAACGACGTAGTGCCAACGCTGATGGGGTTATTGGTCGTGAGAGAATAGACGAAGCCGCCGGCAACCGTGCCGTCCGTAATGGCGATCTGCGTGCCCTTGACAACATCGTTCGTGCGGGAGAAGTCCTTTGACCGGCGCCATTGGCCGGTATCAGCGACATAGATCCCGTTCTCAGACCCTGTCGTCTGGTTCTTCACCAGCACGCGGTTGCCGGTGACCACCGCAACGGCATCGATCGTCTGCTCGCCAAAGAGCGATATGTTGGCCGTCGTGGCTGCGCGGCACGGGCCTTTGATGGCGGCGGCCGAAGACAAGCCGTCGACTCGGTCGATAAAGATGGATGTCATGGGAATCCTCGTGGAGGCGGCTTGCTTTAATTGCGGTTTTGATGATGATGCGTGGCGGGCGGCTTAGGAGACACGAGTGACTAAAGACGCTACCCAATTCCTGCTTTTCATGGCCGTCATGCTTGGTTCCGCCTTCATCGGCGGCATTCTCATCGATCAGCGATGGGCGAGAGGCATGGAGATCCAGATCGGTTTCGGCTGGATATTTCTGGTTCTCATCTCCACCGGCTTCATCATCTCCGGCAAGGAGGGAGCCAAAGCCCTGCTATCCCGCACGCTGCTGATGTGGGCCTTGGCTGTTATCGGAGCGCTTCTGATAGCGTGGCTGGCAATAGCGGGCGCTGGCCATAGTCTTTGAGGCGGTTGCGCTGCTGGCGATTGACATAGCCGGGGCTTGCCCAGTTGCGCAGCGAGTTGATGAACAGCACGTCCAGCGCCGGCCTGGCATATGCCAGATTGATGAATGGCGTGTTGTTCAGCGCCAGATTGAGAATGTCGCCGGCCATTTGCGGGCTCTTGCCCTCCTCCAGCGCCGAGCGAGCTTTCAAGGGCACGTTGATGATATCGCTCATGGTGCCGATGAACGGGCCTGAGAAAGTCTCGAGCGCGCCAGAGCCGAAGCGGTTCTGCTGGCCGAACAGGAAGTCGCCGTAGATCCCGAGCGCGCCGCCCTGCGTCAATGCCGCGGTCAATACCTTTGGATCGAGCGGATCGCGCGGCGGCCAGTTGCCCTTGACCAGATCCTTCATCGTCATTGCCATGTAGCCGGCCACTGTCAGCCCGCCGATCAGCGCCCCGAGGTGCGGAGCGTTGTTCATGATGCGCTCGTATTTGGAAGCGCCCCTGCCCCCGAAGAGCGCGCGCCCAAGGATGCGCTGGCTGAAGGCGATCGGGAATCCCTTGAACTGCATCACGAAGCGGGCAGCCTCGCCGGCAAATGTTCCCGGCCGTGTGCCGAGCGTGGAGATGCGACGGGATGCGGCGTCGGTCTCGACGATGGCATAATTGGTTTCGTCGGCCACGAAGCGCAGCGCCTGCAGTTCCAGATCACGGCGGCCCTGCTCAAGGATTTCGGCTTTGCGCTCCGGCGTCTTGGCCGATGCAAGTCGACCGGCGACCAATGGCTCCACAGCAGCGTCAGGAAGGTCACGGATGGCGTCTGGCGTGATGTAGGCGTTCCCGCCAGCCTCGCGCCGTGTTGCCTGTCGTAGAGCCTCCCACTGCCTTTCTCCAATGCCGTGAAGGCCGAGCACATGGGAATAGTTCGCTGGCAGATCCTTGAAGGCGGTATCGGCGCGCATGCCCATCTCGGCGGCGACCGTGCGCCCGACGACGGAGCGGCCGACATCGGTCCACCAGTTCAGCCCGTTCCACTTGAAGAACGTCTCCGTCAACTTGCTCATCTTGCCGACCGGCCCGTCATTGGCGAGGCCATGCGAGAGGACATCGCCGATCAGACTGTCGAAGCCTTCGCCGAAGAGATAGGAGATTTCGGCCTGCTCTGCCTTCGGACGCCCTTTCAGGATGCCGCCGATCTGCTTGACCATGCCATTGAAGAAGCCGGAGCCGCGGAACATTGCCGCCTGAGCCGCGCCGACAACGTCCGTCGGCATGGCCGTCAATACCGCGCCACCAAGCTTTGCCATGCTTTGGACGGCCCGGATATCATTGGCGATCTTCGCTGCATTGACATTGCCAGGGCGTGAGATAGCACCGGACATGACATCGAACGCGCCACGCAACGGGCCGGCATCAGCGTTAAGCTTCTGGATCTGCTTGACCTTGTCCTGAGGCGAAAGGTTCGGATTATCGCGAAGCTTGCGGCGCTCGCCCTCGACGATGCTGTTGAACATGACTTCCGGGTTCGGCCCGAACATGTCCATCTGCGCGGCCATGTTCGCGGCGCGGCGCTGGTGAGACATGATGCCATAGATCGAATTGCCGTAGCCGAAGGCATCCCGGTAAGAGATTGCGCTTTCAGCATCCTTGAAATGCAGCACGCGGGTCTTGCCGAGCGACTTCGCCAGATTGGCCGGGTTGACCCGCTGGCCTTTCTCCTTGGCCGTCGCCTTGTTCGGAACGCCCGTGATGATCGTATCGTACATGTCGCCGAGGATCTTCTTGACCTCGCCGGCGGATGCGGCGTCCGGAAAGGTGCGGTTGAGATCGAGCAGCGGCGCGATACCGTCGATCCAAGTCTCCTTGCCGGCCTGCATCATCTTCATGTCGTCATGGACCTGAGCGCCGGCCCAGCCATCGAGCTTGCCGATCGAGGCCCCCAGCCTGTTAAGCTCGGTGCGGCTCGCTTCGACATGCTTGGCGAAAACATCCGCCAGATATTTAGCATCCTCGTTGCCGGTCACGCCTGGCTTGCCACCTTCGCGCAGTTCGCCCATCTCACGGAAGACATCATCGGAGAGGCGCTTGTCGGATAGGACGTTGACCAGATGCGGCCGATCCTTCTGGATTTCCGCCATCATGCCGCCGACATAGCGGGCCTCATAGCCGAGACGGCGGGCCGATACCGAGTCCCGCGCGCCGGCAATCCCTTGCTGAGAGCCCTCCATGACGGCAAGGATCGAATCCCTTGGCGACAGGCCGGTCTTCTTGAAGGCTTCAATGGTCTGCTCAAGCCGATCGCGGGCGAGGATGTTCAGCGCTGCATGCTTCTTCTGCAAGGCAGCGGCGATCCGGGTGCGTTCCGCCGTCTGTTCGGCAATGCTCTTCAGGCGATCGGCGACGTTGTCGGTAATGCCGGCGGCCTTGAGACGGGCTTTCTCGTCCTGAGCAGCACGGAAGGCGCTTGCAAGGTCACGCTCGCTCAGTTCGGCGCCGGCAGCTTTGGCGGCATTGGCCGCGGCGGCGTAGCAGGATGAGCGGACGAAGTCGTTTTCAGCCATCTATATCACACATGATGCAAAGGATTTCAGGGCTTCACCGTAGGCATTTGCCGTCTTCATGATTTCGTCGGCATCGTCGAGCGCCGCCAGATCTTCCTCGGTCAAGCGGCCTTCGGTGCGAAGTTGCTCGATGTCGGCAAGCTCCGGGAAGTCGCCTGTTTCCGGGTTGACGCGATATTGTTCGGCAAGGGCTTTCGTGCCTTCCGGCTTGCCAACGCGCTTGACGGCTTCGGTAACCGTCGGATCCGGCGCGGCGACCGGCACGCTGTTGTCGACTGCCGGGGAAGCTCCTGCCCGAGAACTGACCACCTTTTCAGCATCAGCCGCAGCTCGGCGGTTGCTAGACCAGGCGTTCGCCTCCTCGGCCGACTTGTGCCGCGTGACGATTTCAACCTTCGATGGGTCAAATACGACAAATACATCTGAAGGCTTATTGGCCGAAGCCGAGTCAACAAAACCAGGGTCGACCATGTCCTTGAACAAAACAGCGTCATGGCCCGCCTCTTTTGCCTCCTTGAGATAGGCTGCGCGCACGTCATCCGCCATTTCCTTCCCGGCGGCATCTATGACCCTTGGATTGTCAAACGTAATCTTGGCTCGGACGACATCGCCTTTCCGGATCAGCCCGCGCCCACGCAGAAGCTTGAGGATTGCTTCATTGATGCGGGCGTAGACTTTCCCCAACTTCCCCTCAAGGATCTTGTAATCCTTGTACGGGTTATCAATGGCGTAACTGTTTGCGACATAAGGGTCGGAGGAAAAGAAGAACCCAGCTGCAGCGTCTGGCGAACCCGTCTCTTTGCCAAGAAACCTTTCGTCAAACCGTGTGAAATCCGAAAGAGTCCCGTGGAAGGCCTCGATAGGCTCGCTTTTCGACGCCCCGGGCAATGCGTCTTCTTGCGCGCGAACTGTCGGCTCTGAAACATTTGTCCGTTCATTGGCGCGCCGGCCCCAATATTGATCACGGGCGCTGGTGAAAAGCTGATCCGCGCGCTGCTTCAGTTGGGCGCGCTCGGCGGCGACAGGCTCTTGAACGGCACGACGCTGGGCAAGCTGCTCATCAATCGTCTCGATTTCCTGCACCTTGGCATCGTCGATCGTCGACAGGTGGTCGCGCAGTTCCTGCCTTGCGGTATTGCGGCGCGCGGTGGCAAGCGCCTTTTCCTTGTCGTTAGGCGCGGCGGCGATGGCCTCTTCCGCCTTCTGCAGACGGGATGCCAGTTCATCCGCCTGGATCATGGCGGCGCGCGTCGGCCCATATGCCTTGTTGTCGAGCGTCTGGCTTTGCAGCTTGCGGATCTCGGCATCGTTGATATCGAAGGTCCGGTTCAAAGTCTCGAGACGCTGATGCGCTTCCGGGTCTGCCTCGCGGGCCATGCGGGCAATCACCACCTTCGGCAGTTCCTGATCCGCTGCCTTGGCGACGAACTCGGTGCTTGCCGGGGATAGATTGACCTCGCTGTCACGGATCATCCCGTCCAGAGCGTCGTTCAGCGAGACGCGTGAAGCCTGCACATTGTCGAGCGTGGCAAGCTTCGTCTCTGCCTCTGCACGAAGCTCAGATGGTGTTGCTCTACCGAAGCGACCATGGATGGCGCCGAATGCCCCGCCGATAAGGGCGGCCATGGCGATCTGGGACACGGTCGACTGCCAGGACACGTCATCGCCAAGCTGCCCGCGCGGCTCTGCGGTTGCGACACTGGCAAGTGCCGTGTTCGCGGCGGCATCGAGAGAGCTTGTCAGCGCCCTGCCCGCGATGCGTCCAAATCTGGCGATATTCGCTCCGGCGACGGCTTCGCCCGCGATCGGAATGTAGTTGATCGGGTCGACGGCCTGGCCTGCCAGATTGCCGAAGAACGCCGTTACCGGCCGCTTCTGACCATAGAATTCACGGATCTTGCGGGTGTCATCCTGCTCTGCCAAGGCGGCGGCGCGCTCTTGCGTCATGCCGTTCTGCCAGGGGATATCCTTGCGGAAGGAGGGCGATGCTTTATAGGCGTCTTCGCTCAAGGCTCCAGCATCGTCCTGGCGCTGCTGGATCTCCTGCGGCGACTCCTGCCTTGACTGAAGGCTGCTTTGTGGATTGACGGCTTCGAATGCCGTGATCCTGCGGCGCATCTGCGGCGTGTCGGGCACGCGAACCGGCGCACCGCCGTCGGCAGGCGTCATCATCAATTCAGGCGTCGTCGGCGCTTCCGCCGGCAACTGGCTTTCGCGGATAGCCGTTCCAAGACCGAAGCTCTCCAGCACGCCTCCCTTTGCCTGATCCCAGAAGGTCGAACCGAGCGACATCGGCTGATCGAGCGCCGACGTGACGAGATCACTATCCGTCATCGCCTGGCCGGTCGGGTTCTGGATGAAGCTGAAGGTCATGGGCGGAGAACGTCCGGCTGTTTGTTGAGCATGTCACGACCCTGCCCCGGCGCCAGTCCGGGGTTGCCGCGGGCGCGGTTGATGTCGATTGTCAGCGGGCCGCCGCCACCTCCGCCGCCAGTGTTCTCCTGAACCTGTGCGCCCATATCGAGGATCGCCTGAAGCGGCAGAGACAGCGGCGTTACGCCATCGCTTCCTGGAACGAACTGGCCGGTATAGGGATCACGTAGCCCGACGCCATCACCTGTCACGACGAAGACACCGTTTTCGAGGATGTCGTCGACGCGGTTCTGTGTGGTGGTGTCGAGAATGGCCTTGGTGCTTGCCCGAGCCGGATCATAATATTTCGCCTGAGCGTCATGCAGTGCCGTGGCGTATGCATCAGCCGCACCTGCATCTGCGAAGACGCCGAGGTTCTGGCCGGTCTGGTGATAGAGGTTGATTGCCTCTTCGTCTGTCATGATCTTGCCATCCGGCGAGACTGTCGGGACCAGAATTTCCTTGCCGTCCTCATTGAACGACATGGATCGAACCGTACTGATCGAACCATCCTCGTTCTTGACGACTGGCCTCGCTGCGAGATCGATATTCCCCGGCGACACAATGCCCTTGAACTCCCCGGCCGGCGCTGGCGAAACATTGCCGCCGACGATCTTGTCGCGCTGCATCCCCAGAGCCGCCTTGAACGATGTCTTGGCGGACTCAAGGCCATTGGTCAGCGTCGTCTCGTCGGTATCGCTCGGAACTGGCAGATTGGCATGGACAGACCAAGCGCCGTCATAGACCTTCTTGTCGCCGAAGAGATCCTTTGACGCGCCGGATACGGCTGCTTCCAGATCCTGCCCCTGCGAGATGCGAAGCTGGACGGCCTTCTTCATCAGTTCGCCGCCACGCTGCGCCCGCTCAAGGCTGGATGCATCGCCATAGCCGACGCCATAGGTCGCATCGCCGATCGATCCAGGCGCCCAGACATTCGAATAGAGCGAGTTGTCGATGTCCGCCGGCTTGACCTCCCCCGACTTCGGAAGCTTCGCCGCATCGGTAAGAGCCGCATGCATCAGCCGCTTGGCCGCACCGGTATCGCCGCGGGCCGCCGCTTCTACCGCGCCTTCGGTCATGGCCGGTAGACCTGCATCGACCATCTGCTTGAACACGGCCTGGCGCTGCTTCGGGTCTGCGGTCGAGAATACCAGCGAGTTGACCGCCCCAAGGCGCTGGTCATCCGTGGCATCAGGGTTCTTGAACGCGGCAACGGCCGAGTCCGCGACCTGTTTGGGCAGAAGCGCCATGTCCTTGATACCAAGCTGTTGCTGGGCTTGAGCCGTGACGTTCATCGCCGCTTGATAGTTGCCGGTCGTAGCGGCGTCCTGCCAAGCCCTGGCGACATTCGGGAATGCCTGCTGGGTATAGGTGGCCGGATCTGCCTTGCGCGCGGCCAGTGTGGTTTCTGCGGCCTTCGACAGCATGTCATATTTCGCCGTCTCGATCGCCGCATCATTGCCGCTTGAGACTGGCTTTGCCTCGTTCACCGTCGCCTGGATGTCATCGGCAGACATGGTGCGGAAGTTATAGGCCTGATGGCTTACATCGAGAGCGGCCGTGAACTTGTCATAGCGTTCATTGCCATCCTGGGGGCCATAGGCGTCCATGAACTCTGTGCGGGATGGAGTTGCCCCGTCGTAGCTTCCGGTGTTCTGGATGGCCGCTGGCGCGTTCTGGGTAACGGTCTCAATGTTGCCGCGCTGCTCGACGGAGATTTCCCGGCGCCGCGTCTCGGCCTGATTATAGACGACTTGCTGCTCTTCGGGGGAAAGGTTCTTGAAATAGGCAGGTGTCGTGACCGGGCCGGCCTCAAGCTTGGCATTGAACTTGTTGTCGTCGAGGCTCTTCAGCCCTTCCCATGTAGAAGACAGCGCGCTTCGAACGCCGGCAATGGTGTTCGGATCTTTCGAGCGAAGGTCGGAGAGGAGATCGCGGCCTGTATTTGCCTTGTAATCTGCCTGAGCAAGCCACCAGCCGGCCTTGTCCTGCGAGCCCGGGGAGAAGTCGGGCACGCCGGTCGCCGCCTTGGCGCGATCCCATGTCCCCTGCACGAACTGATAGCGGCCGGCAGCGGTTGCCGTCCCGCCCTTGCCGACGCGGCGCGGGTGATCGGCGTAATCGGAGAATTTCTCCCCGCCGTTCATCGTGTTGTAGTCCGGGCTTTCGGTGCTGGCGATCGTATCGAGAAGTGCCGCGCCTTCAGGAGGAATGCCGGAGTCGGCGGCGCTATGGCGAACGAAAGCCTTGGGATCAAGGTCAGCCGCCAGCTTGGCGCGGTTGAAATCGGCGTTCTTGATATACTGATCGCGGCGGGCCGCCGCCTCGTTCGGAGTGAGCAAGCCATTATGCTCGCCGGTCAAGATAGCTCCGTCGATGTCGGCGCGGGCCTTGGCCTTGGCTTCCTCAGAGGTGTTCGGATCGACATAGATGCGACGATTGGTTTCCAGCGCATCGTCAAAGGCGTTCGTCTCGGCCTGCTTGCCCAAGGTGCGGGCCTTGTCGCCGATCGCATCATTGACGCGCAGCGCATCCGTCTGCGCGCCGATCTTCCACCGTTCCCGCATCGCCGGGTCGCGGATGAGGTCTGCCGCCTTTGTGACGATATCGCCGGTCTGCTTCGGTGCGCGCTGCCCGAACGTCGAATAGTCACCGTCGTTCGAAAAGGCGTTCTCGGTATCGATGAAGCCTTTCGCCTTGGCGGCTTCGGCGCGCGCCAGGTCGACCGTGTTGGTCTTGCGGCGATAGTCGTCAGCAATTTCCCCGAGGGACGAACCAAGGCTGGCGAGGCCCTGCCCCGCGACCTGCATGCCACGGCCGACCGCAGACGTGTCGTATTCGGCTAGCTGCCGCCCCGAGCGGCCGGACGGCTGCTGAGACAGACTGAACTTGGTTGGCAGTATGGCCATTATTCGCCCTTATCCGAAGCGCTTGGACAGCGACGAGGCGGCGTTGCCGAAGCCTGACGCCATCTGCCCGAATGCTGCATACTTGGCACCCAGCAACGATGCCTTTGCCGAAGCCCTGCGGCCCTTGGCGCTATCGATGAGGCCCGCGGCGCGCTGCTGCCCACCATAAATGGAAGTCCCAGCGTTCAACTCGCCTTGGCCGGCGACATCGCTCATGAGTTTGACGATGGTCGGCGCGTCCGATCCTGCCCCGCCGCCAGACGACGCGGCGAGAGCCTGAGCCCTGGAATTGGCCAGCGTGGCTTCGGACCGGCTCTGCTGCGCCTCGCGCTGGGCAGATGCGGTCTCTTCCTTGGCCTTCATCTCTTCTTGCGTGGCGAGGTATCGCTGGTTTGCCGCGTCAGCCTTTGCCGCTTCCTTCGTGCCCTTGGCCTGGGCCATAGAGCCAGCGACACCGGCCGCCGTGCCGGCTGCGCTGAGGAGGCCGCCAATGATTTCAAACCCGCTCATAGCGCCAGACCTCCACACCTTCTTCCACGGCAAAGAGCCGGAAACCAAGAACCGTCAAGAGCTTCTCCGATGTTGGATAATCCGCGTCCCTCGGCGTGAACACTTCGCGTTCCCCGAGCTGCCATGCCTTAGCCAGCAGCGCCTTCATCCGGTGCATCACCGCCAAGCCGTAATGGCGCCGGCTGATTGATATCCGAAGCCAGAGCCAGCAGCGGCCGCCGCCCCATGCGAGGCCACCAGAGCCGACGATCTCCCCGTCCTCTATGCCGACATAGGCAATGGCCGGGATGTCGATCTTCACCTTGTCCGTCGCCTCGATCGTGGTCGGAGAAACCTGGATGATCTGCAGCATCGTCAAACGTTCGTCGTCATGGTGAGAACGAGGCCGAGGAAAGTCGCGGTATAGGGGCTATTCACTTCCATGCAGACGCGGGAATCGGTGTTCCATTCTCCGGCGAACGTGACCGGATCCTCGTCATGGATCGAACTCAGGACGATATCCGGCTGCGTCTGGTTGTCCGTCATCATCGGGAGGTGATCGAGCCCACGATATGGATCGTCGAACGAAGCCCCGATCTTGACCCCTTGGCGGACGAAATCCGTAAGGATCATACCGACGGAATCAACGCTCTTCTTCATGAGCATCGCCGTTCCGCCATCCCCGCCGTAGGCAAGACGCGCGGACTTGTAGCGAGCCCTGTATGGCAGGCCGGCCACCCAATTGGTCACGGCATTCGGAACGATGATTTCGCCGCTGCCGTCGACCGTGAACTGTGACGGCACCCCAGAGGATGTTTCAAGCGGAGCGCCATCAGCCCAGACCACCACGCTCTCGCCGATCAGATGCGTGCCAACGGCGAGCGTCATGGAGGCCGGGGTGTTCGTCCCGCTGGTGAAGGCGTCGACCGTCTTGCACAGCGTATCCGGCTTGACCTCGGAGTCCTTGGCCATCTTCTCGATATAACGGACATCGCTTCCATTGATGGTGCGATTGACCGAGAAATACACGCGGTCCTGGATGAGATCCGGCAGCACCGCCACGCTTTCAAACAAACCGTCGGTGATGATCGGGATGAAGGCCAAAACCTCCTGAGCGGGCTCGTAGACCATGCAGACGCATGTTCCATCAAGCAGCACGATCCAGATGCGGGTATCGGGACGGCGCTGAACCGATATCGACTTCACGCCAGAGCCGAACAGGTCCGTCGTGAGCTTGCTGATCTGCGTTGCCTGGTAGTCCGAAACAGAGCCGTCGAAGGTCAATTCCATCAGAGCATTGCCGGCGCGCTCGACGAAGATGCCGCGCGTATCGATCTTGATCGGGTCAATGGCGGCCACGCCGGTCGTCGAGGAATCCCGGATGCCGAAGTTCGTCGGCGTCAGTGGCTCGTCAAGCGAGGATGATTTAACGGTCGAGATCGCGCCTTCGGTGCCGACAATGAGGCGCTGAAGGGACATCATCCATTTCGTATCGTTCACGCCACCGGTCGAGATCGAGCGCGAGATCGGGCCGCTATCGCCTTCCGTCTCTTCATCGAAACTGGAGAAGGCATCTGAGACCGACCCCCATATCCTATCCTGCCCAGACCACCAGAGACGCCCATCGGACAGAACGACGGCTGACGGCCATGAATTGTTGTCGCTCCATTCGCCTTCGCTCCAGTCCCGCGTATAGGTGAGACCCTTGAACGAGGTCAGGACTTCGACGCTGACATCCGTCTCCGAATTAAACGCGGTGACGCGGCAAATGCCGAACCCGCCGCCGCCGTCATAGGTGGACGCAACGTTCGCGGTTCCAGACGTATAGCCACCGGGGCGGAAGCCTAGCCGATACCAGTAGATTGAATTGTCATCCGTATCGCCGACGGTGATGCCGGCCTGGTTTGTCGTGTAGGTCACGACAGGCACAAACCCGGCATCAGAGCCTTCATAGGATCGCTCCAGCGTGATTGTCCCGACCCATACCCCGGTAATCGTGAGGACGAAGTTCCGGTCGTTGGCTCCCGAGCTGATACCCGTGACCCTGAAGGGATCGGTATAGCTGTCTTCCGACGAAAGCTTCTGATTAACCCGCTGCCCGGAATGGGAAAGCTTGAACATCGCGCCGACGTGCTGGGCGTTGAAATAGGAGGCGCTGGCGGTCAGCGTCGTGTTGCCGTTCAAAGCCGTCGGCTTCAGCCTGATCCCCTCACGGCCGGAGAGTTGGAAAGGCCCGTCGTCGGCCACGTACAGCCCGACAGACCACGACCGCTGTGATCGGCGCTCAATCCTACGCTGTTGGTGCCCATCACACGCCACGAAGCAGACATCGGCCGATTGCGCTATGCGGATGTTCGGCAGATCGGCAACTGTCCATGGCGTCGGGATAACCATGGTACCGGCGGCTTCGATCTGGATGCTGTCGACGATCTTGTCAGTGATGATGTTGGTGCTCGACAGTTCGACATAGAACGAACCTGAAGGCGTGAAGGCAAGGGAATGCTCGCCAGTCGCAAGGGATGTCTCGGAAATATAGTCATCCCCGCCGGTCGTGGAACCGCACCGGAACGTCACCGGGCCATTCTCGACCACGATGCGCAGCGCATGTTCAGTTCCGGGAGAAGAGGTGGTGACGAGTTGGCCGCACTTGGCGATCGCATTGACGGCCACGGAATTCAACGCGAGCTTGCCGCCGCTGATCGTGGCCGTGCCGCCGCCGACACCCGTTGTCGTCCAGCCGGTGGCAGACGAGAAGTCGCCGCTGGTCACGGTGCTTGAAACTGCATCCCGCGTCACCACGGCATCGTCAACGAAGACACGCAGCGCCAGATTGGTGAACTCGAACAGGGCTGCATCGGTGGCGCCGAAGATGAATTCCTTGAGCTTGCATTCCGCGCTACCTGCCGATGGCGTCAGGTATTGCAGGCCGGGGCGCATGAAACCGGGGCCGGTGGCTCGGCAGAGGAGGTTCGTCTGGTCTTCCGCAGCAAGGCGCATGCGCTCGAGGTCGACGCGCGGCAACGCGGTCTTGTCCTGCACGCCCACAGAAAAACTATGGAAGAAGGTACTGGTCTTAGCCATTGAACGCCATCAACGCATGAGTTAAAGTACGCGAATGACAAGCAAACGAAACGACCTTACCAATCAACGATTTGGGCGACTTATCGCGCATCATATCGACCCTTCCTCGTCTGGCAGAACAAAATGGGTTTGCGGATGCGACTGCGGGGCAGTCGTTTCGGTGGACAGATCAAACCTAGTAGGCGGTAATTCAAACTCTTGCGGTTGCGCTAAAGGCACGCACGGTCACAGTCGTCACGGGAGGCGAAGCCTAACAATGTCCAGTTGGGCGGCTATGATGCAGCGCTGCACGATCCCAAACTCCCCTGCTTTCGAACATTATAAAAACAGAGGCATATCGGTCTGCGATCGGTGGCGGGCTGGAGAAGATGGGCTGTCAGGCTTCTCATGCTTCTTGGCCGATGTTGGAGAACGCCCAAGCCTGAGACACACCCTGGAGCGGGTTGACAACGATAAGGGCTATTTTCCTGGTAACTGCGAATGGGCCACGATGAAGGCTCAGGGCAGGAATCGCATAACTACCCATCTTTTCCTTCACGACGGCAAGGAGAAGACGTTGGACGAGCTCGCTTCTGACACTGGGCTGACCGTCGACGCGCTACGTTGGCGATTGGTCCGAAAGAGAATGCCTCTCGACCAAGCTTTGGCTCTTCCGGTCCAGAAGGGGACAAGGTTCTCCCGCGCCGTTCCGCTCACCCTCATTGAGTTCAAAGGGGAGAGGCTGACATTGAGGCAGATTTCTGAACGCACAGGGCTTTCCCTCCCTACGCTTCGAGGTAGGCACAAGCATAACCGACCGCTTGTGTCTTAGCCACGATAGCGGTCTCTCGGATAGCCGACATTGCGCGAGCGTGTCCAGCGACCGGGCGGGCTATACCTTACCCGCTCGTCGACCGCGTCCTTGATCTTGGCGTCCTGAAGCCGCTTCTCGTAGAGCGAATAGATATCGTTCCGGTTGCCGCGATCGGAGGAGATGGGCAGCCCGCATTCGAACGCCAGATAGGCCTCGATCGCCTTGCTGAAGTGCTGCCGCCATGCCCCGACGTTCCAGCCATAGGCATCGTCATTCGAGACATAGCGGACATAGATCGTCTCAAGGCTTACATGCCAGTAGCTCGTCTCGTCCTCATAGGCCATAACGCCTTCGCGGAAGTCCGCCGTTTCGGAGATGGAGACGGTGCGGACCCAATCCGTGGGCTTTGAAAAGGCGTGATCGAAGCCGAACAGCGGCTCTACATCCTCGTCAAAGGAAAGCTGCACGGTGCGGATTGCGAAGTTCCACAAGCCCTGTTCGAGCATGAAGTTGCCGCAGTTCTCCCATGCGCCGTCAAGCGCTCTCTTCTCCGGCCGGTCCTCTGACAATGACGCCAGGTTGGACGGGCCGAGGAGGCGAAGCGCGCCGCGGTAGATTTCGAGACGATCAGCCATTGTCTACTCGTTCATGCGCCAGAGGATGCGGGTGAGGAGGCCTTGCGCTACAAGCCCGTCCGGGCATGCGCTGACGAAACGGGAAAAGGATTCCCCGTCTTCGTCTTGCCGGTAGCAAATAACCATCGCTGTAGGGTTGGCTTTGCCGCTGTCGATGTCACGCAACATCTCGATGAGGATGTCCCGTGGCTTGCCGATATCGCAGCTAGGGGTCTTCTGCCGCTGCAACTCGCCGATCGTCAGCGGGTGATCAGCAAAATCATCGGTCATGCCGCGAGACCGCGCGCACGCTGCGAATGGCCGAGCGCCGACTGGATGGCTTCGACCTTCGACTTGTGGTTTCGGCTGATTTCAGCCCCGCCATCCTTCAGGCGAGCCCGCCAGAGCGTTTTCGGGGTGTGGTCGATGACATAGCCCTCGGGAATGCTTGCCTCGATCGTGGCGCGTTCCTCGTCGGTGAGCTTGGCCGCCGGCTCTTCGGAGGCCCAGACGCGCAGAGGGCGTGTTTCGATATAGCCGTTGCCCTTGCCGACGACACGCAGCGTGGCGTCAAAGCGCTCGCCGATCACGTCGATGAGGTCGCCGACGCGCAGCCGGTCGACATGGTGCTGCCAGTAGCCAGGCGTCATGACATCCTCAAGCGAATGATCAGGGTCGACGACGACATGGTGCTGGGTGCGGACGTATTCCGCGGCATTGCGCATCTTGGTGGGGTGAAGGGTCTTCATGATTTGCCTCATGCATGAGTGGGGAGAGATCCAACGTGGCCAGACAACGAGCGGCAGCGGGAGGAGTGCTGCCGCTCGTATCCGGTCATGGTGGAGGCAACACCGCGACCGAAGTCGCGATATCGTCAGGTGATAGCGGTCGGAGCAGCCACGGTAGCCGCGGCGCCGGAGACGGAAGCCACCTGATACAGCTTGTACTTCGGGCCGGTGGTAGCGACGACGCCAACGAGGTCACCCACCTTCATGCCCTTGGTCACGCCGTCCGAGAAATAGCCGGCGCCGACAATAGTAGCGTCGGCATCGGCAGCGGTCGTGTAGCCCCAGCGCCGGGGGCTGTAGCCGCCGATCTGGGTGTCGAGCAGGATCAGATTGTCTGCAATATAAGCCATGTTCAGATCTCCTTACGTGGCAACGAACGCAGAGCCGTCGTGAGTGATCTTCACGATGCCGTTGTTCTGGAGGATTTTTGCGCCGTGGTAGACGGTAGCGCGGGACCACGAGGTGTCCTGCTTTTCGTCATATCCAGCAGCGATCTTTTCTTCGCCCACGTTGACCGCATAGCCGATGGAGTTGCGGTGATACATGTAGCAAATCTCGGCAGCGGTCCCGAGGCCGGTGACGCGGCTCGATACCAGCCAGTTGATGCCGGCCCAACGGAACATCTTGCGGGCAGGACCACTGAACGGCTTCTGATCGACATAGTCGCCGGAAGCGAATTCCGTCGTCTGCAGGAGGTAGCCGCGGAACGCCGGGGAGATGATGGCGAACATGTTGTCTTCGTCTTCAACGTCGACATCGTTGTTGCCAAGGATCGCCTGGGCGCCGGTCACCATGCTCAGGGAACCGGTCTGCGCCGTTGCAGGAAAGTCCTGCGTGGCGTTCGCCAGTTCTGCGAGAAGCGTCAGGTCGATGTCACGATTGATGACAGCGATCGATGCATTGCGCATGACCTGGATCTGGTTGCCCTGCGAGGCAAAGACGTTGAAGCCGGTCAGCTCGTAGGGAGCGTGCTTCTCGACCAGAGTTGCCGTGCTCTGGTTGTTCGTCGGGTTGCCGTAGGGGATTTGACCGTTCGTGCCACGGGTGACGGCAGTGTCGCCGCCGGAGCCGGAAACGAGGAAGGTCGCCTGGTTGCCCTGGACGACGGTTTCCTTGGTCGTGGTCATCTTGAGAAGGCTCTGCTTCTGCTCGAAGGCAGGAACGAAGTCCTTCTTGTATTGGATCATTGCAGCTTCGATGCTCATGATCTCTTCCTTTTCAATGGGTGAAGGGAGGGATTGGAGCCGGAGCAGTTCGAGGGTGGCCGAAGGACATGCGGGGCCGTTGCCGGGGTGGCCGCTGTCGTTCCGGGGCTTTCACGCTTTGGCGATGTAGAAGGGTTTGCTTTCGGTCAGGGGCCGTTACCGGGGTGGCCTGACGGTCGGCGGGTATGAAGCTCAGCGCTTGCCGCGCTTGAGGTCTTTATCGATCAGCTCGAGAAGTTCCTTGTTGAGGCCTTCCTTCTCGTATCGGTCGAAGTCATTGTCGCGGATCTTCTCGATCTCGGCGCGACGATTGTTGTGGCGGGTCTCGGCATCCCCCGAAGAGAACGCCACGTCGCCGAATGAATTGCGGCCCTGGTCGGATGCCCACTGGATGAAGCTGGCGATGTCACCAAGGCGTCGACCGTCCGGGAGGCGGGCTTCAGTCCAGGCATCACCGATCTCGCCGGCAGAGGCCATGAACCGCTTTGCCAGCGTCATGTTCCCCTTGTATTCGTCCCGAGACCAAGCCTCGCGGAGAGCGTCGTCAGAGGATTCAGACGCCTTTGCGTCCTTCTCAAGCTGAGCGGCCTCGGCCTTCTCCGACATATCGACATACCATTCCGCCGCCATCTCGACGAAAGCCGGCGGGGCGTTCTTGGCATGAGCGAACTCGGTGAAGCTCGACAGGATCGGCTTGTCCGCGTCGACCATGCGCTTCGTGACGGGCTCGGGAAGAGCATAGCCTTCCGGGCTATCCGGAATCCCTTGCTCCTTGCGCCACTCCGACATGGCCTTCTCGTCCTTCGGATCAGGCATATCGCGCTTGATCTTGCCGGAGCGGATGGTGTTCTGCGCTTCCTGCAGCGCCTTCACGACGCCGGTCAGAGAGCCATAGCGCTTCAGAAGGGCAAGCTGATCCTTGTTCTCGCCTGCCGCCAGTTCGCGCCAGTTGTCGGGGAGAGCGGCGGTCTTGTCGTCCTTGGCGTCTCCCTTGGCGGCGTCGGCGTCCGCTGCGGCCTTTGCAGCCTCGCCAGCAGCCGCGTCGGCCTTTGTGGCGTCAGCGGCTGCATCATTCTGCTTGTCGCCACCAGCGCCCTTGTCTGCGGCGCCAGCGTTGTCGTTCTGCTTGTCGTCTCCTGCCGCGGCATCAGCGGCGGCATCCTTGATCTCTGCAATTGCCTCAGTCATGTTTGCCTCATTCACTGGCCTTGCGGCCTGCCTCAGGTGTCGTCGTGGCCTTCATCTTCTCTGCCCGTGAGCGTCCTTCGATCAGTTTCAGAGCTTCGGGCTCACGCATACGGGCAATCTGCAGCCCGACATGACGCTCGCCCTCGTTGAAGAACGTCGCATCCCGATCGCCGTTGAAGCTCAGCATGCCGACATGGCATGCGTTGAAGAGAAGCCATTGCATGGCGCGCTTCTGTTGCCCGTCGTTTGCCTTGCCATCGAAGAGCGCGCGGAAGGCGTAGAGCACTTCCTTGTCATAGGCGGCGGGTTTCGGGTTCATGCTGATAGCCTCACCAGCGGAGGGAGACTGCGCCCGCGCGTCCATGGATACGTGACGATTTGCCCACAGACGCACCACGGGCAAATCTCGTAAGAACCGGTTAAAAACTCGACCGCCACGCCATGGTCGAAACGGAGGACATGTTTGCCGGGGTTTATATGCTGGCCGCCTTTGCCGTCGCATGCCTCGCATGGCGAAATGCGCTCAACCTTGTCTCTGTATTTGAGATAGATCATGCGACATGATCCGGGAGGATCAGCCGGCTCGATGCCGCGCTGCCGGTGATGGCCTGCGTACCATAGTCGACATTGGCGTCAGCCATCTTGCGAAGCTCGAACCGTTCGCCTCTCGTCTTCGCCTGGCCAATCGCCGCCCCGAGGCAGAAGGCCATGCAGCCGACGATCATCTCGTGCGGCATTGGTGACTGCTGGGTGAAGCGCTGGATTGTGTCGCCGATCGCCGTCATGAGCTTTTCATGCCGTTCATCGACTTTCACCTTGGATATGGACATCAGACCGAACCCATCGTCTCGTGCAGCACGCAACCGAAGTCTGGGCCAAGGCGCATTCCCCACCCCTCATCGTCCTCAACCCATGCTTCGTTTTGGCCCACAGATGCCTCCTCAACGCGATAGCCGACATGCCACCGTTTGCATCTACCAAGATGCGGCGGGCCGTCCCAATGTGGAAATTCGAAGTGTTTGCACGTTTTGCACGTGCTCATTTCTTTAGACATAGATTGCCTCTCTATGCTCGGGGTTTTAGGCGGTCATACAAACGTGCCGCGCAGGTATAGCCTCGTATATCCTTCTTCGAAGGCGTCGGCCGGCGAGAAGCTTTCATAGCCGTCCTTGTAGACAACGAAGTAACCTCCGGCCTGCGGGTCGTGCTTGCGGCAATAGTCAAGGCTCAGTTCGAATGGAGCAAAGCCGCTCTCTTCGGGATAGGCCACATATGGGCCGCCGATGGGGCCTTTGAGATCCTTGATCTTCAGCGCCCAAACTTCCTTGTGGCACTTGTACTTCGGCATTTCGGACTGAGCTGACATAGCATTTGCCTCCTATGTCGGTTGTTAAGCTACCGGTATCCCGGCCTTCTGGAGGCTCTGGGCTGCATCTCCGACCTGCTGGGCAACGCCCGCGCCGCCGGCAAGCATGGCCGCTGCCTTCTGGAGGTTGTCGACTTGCTTCTGCTGGTCATCAGCTTCGGCCGCCTGCTCTTCGTCGAGGAACCAGTCCGCCGGAGCGCCAGTGCCTTTGACCGCGTCCTTGGTCATCTTCTTGAAGTCCATGGTCGACGGGATGGTCTTGTCGAAGTTCGCCGCGCCGGCAAGGATCTGCACGCTCTCCTGGAACGACGCAACGAGCGCCCTGCCCTCGCCCGTGTTCAACGGGCTTTCGAAGGTGAACGTCGTCTCTGCTCCATCCAACTCATCCGGGATTTCACCGAAGTCGATCTGGCGGTTGTGGATGGCAAGCTGAAAACCAACGTCCAGCAGCGGTAGGTTATATTCGCTCTCGATGGGACCGAAGAACGGCAGCGCGGCACGGCGGAACTCAGCGATGCGTTGGCTGGTCTCGTAGGCCGTCATTTCCCGGGTATCCGGCAGGAAGAGCTTGTTGAGCAGGAAGGCTTCGGAGATCAGTTCACGCACGTCCTGCTTCATCTCCATGCCGATCGACACATTGCCGGTCTCGATGGTCTGGAACAGCTTGCGGATGTCGTCGGAATCCTCAATGTCGACATAGGTCATGCCGCCGGCATAAAGGTTCACCGCATCCCGAAAGATTGCCCCCTTGGCGACTGTCGGCGGGTCGACGGCCTTTTCGCCCTGCTCGAGGATGATGCGGGCCATGGACTGGATCATGCGCCCATCGGGTAGGGAATTGATCGTGGCCGGCGAGAAGCCCTGAACGATGTTCGACAGTGTGCGCCACCGAGGCACCACGTAGTTGAACACCGGCAACCCGCCTTCGCCAAGTATCGCCTCGTGATCGACGTCGACATAGACCGACAGGAACGGGAACTTGGCGTAGCGCTTGCGCATTGCCTTGTCTGAGCCATAGAGGTCATCGGTCGGCAGCACGATATGGCGAACGTTGAACTCGGTCGACGGGTCTTTCTCGCACGCCGTCTTCACGTCCTGGTGAACCTTGTCCTTGTATTTGCGGCACATGTTGCGCGCCGTCATCTTCATCTTGCGCTGCAGGTGGTCGACCTTGCCGACCTCGTTCAGCATCCATGCGCAATCCCGGGGATGCCATGCATTGAACAGCATGTGATCGCGATCCGGGCTTTCACCGACGGACAGCACGGCATTGCCGAAGGTCACCCAATCGTGGTCGCCTTCGATCGTGGCTGCGACGAAGTTCGCGCGGCGATCATAGACTTGCCGGCGATAGAGCGTTGTCGCGCTTTCCAGCCACCTGGCCACGTTCGGTTGCTCGTCGATGGCGTCGACACCGGTCTTGATCGAGAACCAGTCTCCTTGGCGCAGCATGGCGCTGGGAGCATTGCCGAGCGTCTCGCGCGCCTGCACCGGGTAGCTTTCCATGAGCTGGTTGGTGAAGTCGTCGCCGAGCTGGAGGGTGCGCGTGAAGTCTGACCTGAGAGGATAGAAATTCTCGGCTATGTCCTGGCACAACGCGTCATAGGGTAGCTTCTTGCTGAAGAGCGAGCTGCCAATGCGGCAGAGTTCCTTTGCGCGGTGATCCTCCACGGTTTAGTTCGCCTGGCCCAAGAGGGAGTTGCCATAGGCCTGCGTGCCAGGCTGCCCACCTTGGGTCGCCGACGCGTTTCTCTGGCGATTGGTGAGCACGGTAGCCGCACGGCCGGAACGAGCCTGAGCGACCACGGCAGCGCGGCGCTGTGCGGCCTTGACTGACGGATCTTCCGTGTCAGGTAGACGCGCTACAGGCGTCGGGGTTGGTGCTGCTGCTGTTTTGGTGTCGCCGCCGCCGAAGAGTTTACCCATGGGCTATCTCCTACCTTTGTATTTCGAATAGCCAAGGTTGACGGTCGGACGACGGTTGACATTCGCCGAATCCTGCTTGGTCATGGCCGGGAAGAGTGAGGCGAGCCCCCAGATTGCGGCGTCTGCCCTGTCTGGAGACCTGCTGCCGACGTAGCCGGCGGTTGTCATGGCGCAGAGCTGGTCTTCCAACTCCGGGAAATGCCCGACGATAGAAACCTTTTCCTGCTCAAATAGCGCTGCGATCGGCTCTGCACGGGCTATCTTGCCTCTGCTCGCCTTCACTGCGCGGTATGGGATGGTCCCGCCAGTCTTTCGATCCGGGTCAGACGATGCGCTGCGGATGACTTCCGCCACCATTGCACCGCCGAAATTCTCTTCAGCGACGATTGCGTCTGCTTCCCACCGATCGAATGCAGATACGGCCGCCTTACCCCACATTGCCGGGGCCATGCGGCCTGAAATGTCTTCTAGAATGTAGCCGCGCCCATCCTTGCCGAGCCCGCACACGATCATGCCGATCTCATCTGATCGTGTGTCTTCCTCGCCAGAGGCCCCAGACGGGTCAACGGCGACGACGATCCGAACCATGTCCGGTATCTTGCCGTCAACAATCCTCTGTTGGTCGAGCAGTTCCAGCGTCCACAAGGCGCTTTCTGACATGTCGGCAAACTGGCCGAGGAGAAAGCGTCGGCGCATGGCCTCCGACATGGCCTGAAGCTCTTCAAGATATGAGGCCGCCAAATTAGCCTCGTTATCTTTCGGGTTCATCAGCAGTGCTGTGTAATTCTCCGGGTTGTTGACGGCCGTGCGGCGATCAGGATCACGCTTTTCCATGAAAAGGCGATACGTCCAGTGTGCCATGCCAGGCGGATTGCAGTCGTAATAGGCTTTGAGCCTTAACGGCGTGTTCTGCGCCAGGCGAGTGATTGCCATGTTGCGAGAGGCCCACGGGATCTGCGAGCACTCGTTCATGAATATCGTGGCGTATTCCTGTCCGAGGATCTTTTCGGTGCGCTCTTTGTCGTCAAGGCCGCCGAACCAGACCTCGGACCATTTCCTCGATGAGCGAGAATTCACGTTGCTGTCATTCGTCGGGATGGCATAAAACCAATCCGTCTTGTCAAGGTGGCAGTGCTCGGCCACGCCTGGAAAGCAAAGATCCATCACTTTCGGGAGGGTGTCGTAGACGATCGATGCCTTGATGTGGTTGAACCGGTAACGAAGCATTGCATGGCGGCTTGGGTGAGCTTGCGCCCTGATCAGTATCCCTCGCACAAAGCCGAAGGTCTTCCCAGATCGTGAGCCGCCGTAAGCCATGACGTGCGTTGCGTCAGAGGCCATCAGCGATAGTTGCGCGTCCTGCTTCTTCGTCAACTGGAACGTCAAAGGATTTCCGCGTCCTTGCCCTGAATGATGATCGTGACAGGGGGGGGGCTCTTGTTGTCCTCTTTAAACATGCCGAGATGCTTGCCGATGTCGACAAGAGCCGCGCGTTTGTCGTGGAGCTTCAGCTTGATTCCGCCGCCTTGGTTCTGGCTGATCTCCGAAATAGCTGCGGCCGTCTCGTCGTCGATATCATCGCTTGAGATGAGCTGAACGCTATTGGTGACGACGTTCTTGATGGTCAGCGTGTCGCCGCCATCTGGGTTGTCCTCTTCGGTTACAAGCGTTCCCTGCCACTTGATGGCTTTGCGAATGTCGGCAAACCCGATCTTGGCAAGCTCTTGCAAGACGCGATCGGCAGTGATGTCTGTGCGCTCCGAGCGCAATTTGATTGCGGCATCGACCGCGGACCTGACCTTAGCATTCGCTAGCAACCGAGAAGCTTCGACATCAGCAGAGTTTGCGCTGTAGCCGGCCCGTATAGCAGCCTGAGTGCCGTTCAGATCGACGAGGTACTCACGAACGAAAGCCCTTTGCTTCGGCGTTAGTTCACTTTCCCACTCTTCGTTCTCATCCATGGGCTTGTTGCCTCCAAGCCTTCCGTTCAGTCGTTCACTGCGTCATGCAGGTCGGCCGTTGACAGGCCTGCGTCTGCTGCTTCCTGCTCGATGACGCTGAGTTCCGAGGAGAGAGTGGCGATCTCCTCGTTTGCAGCGTCGATCTGCGCCTGAAGCTTTTCGACTTTGGCCCGTTCGGCAGCGATAGCCTTGCTGGTTGTCGCTGCCTTGGTGACAAACGTCTTGTGTGCGGCTTTCATGTCAGAGCCCCTTATGCCTTCAGAACGAGGAAGCTGATAACCAGCGTGCCGTTGACGGCGGCGGCTGCGGCGATGTTCTGGATGGTGATGACGACAGATCCAGCGCCAGGAGTGACATCCGCGACAGTTGGGATGCCGGTGGTTGCCGTGCCCTTGCCGACGGTGACAAGAACGGTATCGGTGGCCGCGATCTTGGTGTTGGTCAGCGTGAGGACGTGCGTTGCAGCTGCTGCCGTGGTGAGGGCGCCGGTCGTGATCTTGCCCTGCGTCTTGCTGAGCGTTGCCGTGCCGGTGGCGCCAGTGCCGGTCGCCGTGGCCGTCTTGGTGCCATCGTCAGAGACGAGCGCGCCCGACGACTGATCGATGCCGAACTTGCGGCCATAGAGTGAATGATATGCGGGCATGATGTTGTTTCCTTGCTTATTGCTGTTGCTTTGGAAGAAGGGCTCAGTAGCCCGCGTTTATACCCATGCCGACCGTCGTTCCGGCGTTCTTGACCGTCTTGACTGCCCATGGGTAATCGACCCCGGCCAACATGTACCGGGTGATGTCGGCGGTATCGTCGGCCATGCGGAGAACGACAGTCCCGGCGACGTTGCAAGACAGGGAACGGGACACGACCGCCAGGTTCACATCGCCGCCGCTGTAGTCGACGGCTACGCTCCTCGTCAGGCCAGCGATGTATTGGATCGAGTTTTTCGAAACGGGGTTCGCTACCATGCTGCGGCTCCTAAACGGTCAGATCTTGACGCCGGCAGACTTCAGCAAGGATTCGGCGCCGCGGATGACCTTGGCCCATTCCTGCTTTGTCTTCGGTTCGGATTTCTTGGATGGCGCTGGCTTGCGCTTGGCCGTGGCGGCCGGGGCTGGCTTCTTCATGGTCGCGCCTCGAAAGATTGATCCAGCTTTCTACCCTTGCACCGTCGATGGTCACGTGCGGCCCGGTGCCGTTCTTAGCGGCCGAGGATAGACAATGCGCCATCGCTGGTTGGGTGGCGTGGAGGAACGGCCGCTTGTTTGGAATTCAGAGATGCCCGGTGCTGACGCCGATCAACGGCAGGGCGCGGAGGATGAGGATGAGGACCGCGACGAGGATCAGCAAGACTTTTGCGATCTGCTTGAAGCGTCCGTCCATCGGAATGAGATCTATCAGCATGTTGATCAGGAAGACGACGATGCCGAGGACGATGATGAGAATGATCAATGCAATCAACGACTCTACCATTGCTCTTCTCCATAATTAGAATTTCATTCCGCAGCCACGTCTATCCAGCCGGTGGGCCGGTAGCATTTCAGTCTCGAATGTTAGAAAATTATTCTGCCGAATCTGGCACGATCGAACTCGCGTCAGCCAGAGAAGCGCCGCCCTGCGGGAAGTCCTCGGGGTGAACCTTCTTCCATTCGACCCAGAATGCCGATGGATGCAGACGCGCGAGTTTGCGGAATAGCTCAAGATCCTTGGCTTTAAGGGCCTTGAGGAGCGGCAAGAACGGGTTAGGCTGCGATTCTTCGTGCCGAATGGTGATCTGCATCAGAATACGATGCCGTATAAGCTGGCGAAAATCAATCTCACAGCGCTCTCCAAACGTTCTCACCCATCGGCTGGTACGTCTGACATCCCGACAGGATCAGGAACGGCGTAGCGACCGCAATGGCGAGGCCGATGAAGAAGAATGGCGCTGATGTGCGGACCGCTTTGGCTTGCCGAGCGCTCCTTCATCGCTTGGAGCCGTATTCCTGAATCGGTAAGCCCGCCACTGTGAGCGACGGGCTATGGGATGGTGGTGATGGGTACGGGCGAAGAAATATCGGGAGAACATGCCAGCGTTTCAGAGACCGTCGCCTCTGGGGTTTATGGCTGCATCGCAAAGGCCGCGAACCAGTGATGCAGACGGCAGTTCAAACCAGCTTCCCGATCTGTAGAGACAGTTCTTCTAATGCTGGCTGTGAGCACCAGCAGAGACGCGGCGAATCCCGCAACAGAACCGTCTCGCAAAAATCACTATGCGTTTTATATGCTGATTTGGTTATGATTTCAAGCGCTCTTGCTGGGCATTAACAGCTTGTCCAATAACCTTTCCGACATAATACGGCCAAAACGTCCCCTTCCAGAAGCTGTCAGTTGCTTCCTCTACGCCCATCGCGACCAGGGCGTATATTAAAGCAATCGTCATGCCGCCTCCTCCCTGAGCATGCTCAAGACTGCTGGGCCAACCGTTCCCCAATCGACGCAATCCCTAGCAAAGCCGTGCGGCCTGATCTTCGGGCAGCCAAATGCCGCATCGTCGATGTAGAGATGCCCATATGCCTTCGGACTGGTCGTCCAGTTGTCTTGATCGGGATTTCGATTCACGCCGTAAAGAGCAACACCGTTGCTGGCGAGGTAGTTCGCAGCCTCAAGCAGCTCGACACCGCTCCTCATGGTGAAGAGGATGAGCTTTGCCCCTGCCTTGGTGAACTCTCCCATCCACTCCAAGGCTTCTGGCGCCGGCGCGCCTATGTCTGGATATCGGTGATCGACAATGGTCCCGTCGAAATCGATGCAAATGTACATCACGCCACCTCCTCCGCGAAAGCCAGTGGTATCTCCGCGTTTGCGAGCCCGTTAAGACTCTCGATGATGACTTTGATCGTATTCCGACCAGTGGCGGCGACGATGGTGGCGCGGCGGCCGGCGAACAGCCTATGCTCCTTGCTGATGGTGATGACGCCGCCGGCTGGGAACTGCTCGGCCGCTACCCGGCGCGTGACCTTGCGAAGCCGTTGCGCTTCCTCGTAGGCCCTGAGCGCCTTGTGGTACTCGTACAGCTCGCGCAGACTGGTCTCTGCCATCTGGATAAGTTCGACCTGGGCCGTGGGCAGTGGGAGCGGGTTGCCGCTGATCCCGATGATGGACGCGACGAAATCGCACTCCCTGACCTTCGCCCAGTTCTGCTCATCGTGGACAGCCTTGATGAAGGCATAGCCGGGGATCAGCGGAAAACGCTTGTCGATCGCCTTCTTTGTGCGATGATGAATTTTCATCGCCAGTTCCATCGGCATGTAATAGTCGATGCCCTCTCGCTTCAGTGACCATTCGATGTTGGTCAGCCGTTCATCGTGCCGATATGGGCGCGCCGCGCCTGGCCTGAGCCTCAAAGCATACCATTGTGCCGCCATGGTGGTTTCCTCAATCCCTGTAGCCGTAGATTTCGCCGTCTGGCCCTGTGTTCTCGCTGACGATTTGATCGAGATACAGCGCATCATGAGCTTCGGATGCTCTGAGTTTCCTGATGGGCCGGCTCTTGATGCTGCTTCTCTCGCCATCCTTCAGGATCGCCGCCAGTCTTTGCTTCACGTATTCGCTGCTCATTGTTTCCTCGCTATGAAATGACGTGATTTCGAATTGCCTTGGCGATGAGCTGTATGCTGTTCACCGCGTCGAATTTTAGCCTGGCGCTCCACACATGCCGAGCCACGGTATGCTCTGAAACGCTTAGGATGGTGCCGATCTCGGATGCGGTCTTGCCCTCTGCCATCCAGTGCAGGACTTCCATTTCCCTCGGCGTAATGTGGATATCTGGGACGCTCATTCGCGCTCGTCTCCAGTGCGGTATTTCTTGACGCCGCTGATGATTGATGTGTGGTCGCGCTTGAAATGACGGCCCATTGCCGGGAAAGATAGATCCGGACGTTGACGATAGACCTCGTAATAGCAGCGATGGCGCGGCTTGATCAGGTCACGGGTTCGGCGGATGCTGATGATCTGGGCCATGGTGACGCCTGGATAATCCTGCAGAACTTCATCCACGATTTCCTTGACGCTGCGGACCTCGGTGTATTCTTCCTCGTCTGACTGGATGCGTAGTAGCTGGCAGAGCTTGTGGGCCTGGTCGATGACGCGGGCGTCTCGATCGGCCAAGTCTGCCCTGATCTGACGGATCTCCGCTTCCCGTTTGTCCAGTTCGAAGCGAAGGCTGCGCGCCGTCGTCTCCAGCGCTCGCATCTTCTTCTGTTGCTGCGTCTCGACGGAAGTCACCGGCCTGAGAAGAGACGCCCTCAAAGCCTTGTGTGTTATCTGTTGGTCCATCAGTACCGGGGCATGAATACTCACTCTGCTGCGTCCTTCTGTTCGGCCTGCGTTGCGGTTGCCATAGACGCGGCAACCTTCCTGCGCATGGCACGTTGCTCTTCGGTGATTGTCGGTGCGTCCCGTATTGCCTGGATCTGAGCCCAATATTCCAGCTGCTCCGGCGTCATGTCGGCGGGGATCGGGTTGAAGCGCTCGCCTACCTTGGATTCGGCATGGGCGGCCTTGAACTGGGCGTGCAGCCGGCGAATGCGCTCCTTCTGCTCTTCGCTGGTCTTCTCGCGAGGCTTGGCGGCCTCAGCAAGCGTTGCCTCCTTCTCGCGGAGCCTGACCAGATCGTCGCGGATGTTCTTGGTTTCTAGGCGGGCGATTGCGGCAAACTCAGGAGGCTTTGGAACGAAGCCCTTGTTGATATCGTATTCGCCGCGGATGACGCCGGCCGTCGCCTTCTGGACACCGAAGGCCGGGACACCAGCCAGCGCGAAAGCGTAAATCTCTGGGGCAGCCTCGACCGTCATCCCCGAGGGGAGCGATAGACCGGCCGCCAGGAGCGAACGGATAGAGCGAGCAACGTGATCGTCTGATACCGGCGCCAGCTTTTCAGTGAGGACGGTAATCTCCTGCTGCAAGGTCGAGAGTGTTGCCGGTAAATTCGTCATTGGCCTTCAATCCTAGTTTCCGGTCGAATACGTCGATCGCGTTTTGATGCCTCTGCTGGTATGCGGTCTGTTTCTGTGCTTCCGGCGCCTGGACTTCATCCTCCCAACGCCAGCCGTTAAGCCAAGTGGAGGCGTGCGGACGGAACTCTACCGGTCTACTGCTGAGGTACGGGATCTGTCGCCGAAGGCCGGCGATGATGACGGCGGGAAGCTCGACCTTGATCGCCTTTTCCCATGCGCGCATGGCGTCTTTCCTGGAAACTTTGCGCGGATAATCGCGCCAGAAATCATCGAATGTGTTCATCACTGCCCTCGCGCGTATTTGAATTCGTCCATTTCATCGAGATATCTGAACCCTGGAAGCCCAAGGTGGTAATAGGCCTCATAGAGGTACGCGACGTCGTGAGGCCGAAGGATCTGCTCAACAAAAGCCTTTAGATTGAGGTCCATGATTGCGACCGCATGGGATGGAGCCATGTCGAACCATTCGCCTTCCAACCTGAAATTTTCGCAGTTCTTGTGGAATTTCTGCTCGACCATGAGAGCATGATCGCGCCGCCAGAACCAAAATTGCTCAACGAGCACAATGCGTGTTTTCCGGTCTTTCTGGACTTGCTTTAGACGCATGTCTGGCTGCTTTGAAATTCCGATCTTGCTGGGGCCTTCAAGGCGCCAATCCGAGCCGAGATGGCACATGATGTAGACAGCGTGGTCTTCTGGGTCGCGAACAGTCCATTCCGATTTATCGATGGCGTTCATATCTCGACGATCTCCAGTCCAGGGTAGCAGGCTTCTACAACGGCCTTCTTGAGGATGAATATTTGCGTGCGAAAGCCCTTCACGTCCTCGCAGATCCGCTTGTTACGGATGGAGCAGAAGTAGGCGAAGTCCCCCTTCCAGACGGCGCGGCGGCCGTTAGGGTAGCCCTGTGACCGGATCAGAACCGGTCCGTCTTTGCCGTACAGATAGAACTTCGGCTGGCGTTCGAGGTGGCTGATTTCGCCGGCCTTCTCTAGCTTGCGAAGCTCTTGCCAGCGCTTTGCTTCCTTCACGCTGTCAAATACGATACCGTCGACCATCGTCTTCTTGGCATTGTACTTCGTTCGCTTCGGCTTCTGTGCCAGGAGAGCTTGTCCTTCCTCGCGGGACACATGGATGCTCATCGTCTCCCCCTCGCCTTCTTCGGCTCGATGTAGGTGACGCGCTTGGCGAAGTGCCAATGCTCCTTCGGGAGATGCCTCTCCTTGCGCATCTCGTTGTAGACGCGTGCCTCGGTCCAGCCTTTGGAGGCACCGCCGAGATGTTCGGCGATTTGGGCCGTGTCCAGGCCCTCACGAAATAGGTCGATGCATCTCGGTTGGTTGCTCATCACTCGCTCTCGTCGTCTTTCTTGTCCCCGAGAATCCAATCGGCCCAGGTGATCCGCTTACCGGCGACCCTCCGCCAGTACTTCGCCAGCCATGCGCGCGTCGAAGGCGGCAATCTTTTCGTCCAGCGAAGCCAGACGGGTACGGAGTTCTCTTTGTTCACGCACGTGCTCCTCGATTAGCGCGGCCTTCAGGGCTTCCATCTCTTCACTGTCGATCCGGCGAGCTGTTCCCTCCCAGATCGACCTGACACGCCGAAGCGTGAATTGCTTTCGAACGCGACGGCTGATGAACTTGTGGGCTTCGTAGAAAGCATTCTCGACTTTCCCGTACCGCCGTGACGGGAAAGCGTCTTTCAAGAGGCCCTGGGCCATACATACGTCACTCATGCCCTTCTTCCTGTTTGGTTTGGTCTTGTCGTTGTTCGACAAGCCAGTGTTTTCGTTTGCCAGCACCTTGACGATCTCCTGTGCAAAATTGCCCTTGTTCACGGAGCCAACACAGAGATGTCGAAGCACATTCACATTGCTAACGGAGAGACCCAGGGCCTTGCAGGGCCTTATGAGGCCTCTCCGTCGCGGCCCGCCGGGGTTACCCGAGAACCAGTAATTCAGATCAGAGCCTACCGCCGCCCGATCGGCTCTGAGGAAGCCAGCTCGCCCGATGACGATGTTCCTGTTTCCATCGGCGAGCTGGCAGTTAAAATCGTGGCGCGTTTTTCGCTGCCAAGAATGCAAATGATGCTGGCGTCATCGCGGGAGGTCGACGACGCCAGCGCCCGCTAGCCGTCAATCAGGAGGGGTGAGAGGCTGCCGGGGTGGGAAAACTCGAGTGCCAGGCCGTCGGCGAGAAGCGCTTCGATCTCTCCGTCTCGGTCGACGCTGGGATAGTTCCGGTCGATGTGGCGCTTGAACCAGCGAGCAAACGAGACAACAAAAACTGGCGTTAGGATGATGAATGCGAGGAAATAATGTGCGTAGGTCATGCCAGTTCCCTTTCGTTGATCTTGTTGAGCCAAGCCCAATTGCGGCCGGCGTAGATATGGGCGATGGTCTGCTGCGCAACGCCGAATCGCTCTGCCAGCCTGCTTTGGGTTTCCTCGCCTCTCAGGGAGATGATTTCTCGCACGGCGGCCTCGGTGAGTTTCACTAGGTTATGTCGCTCACCCCGGTTATGGCTTCCGTGGACCAACTTGTCCGCCATGTTCTCCACGCGTGTTTTCCAGGAAAGATGCCCAGGCGCGATGCAGCCAAGATGACCTTTGCCGCAAGAATGCGCGGCTTCATGCTCGGGTGTTGGAGGTGCGCCATGCAAGAGTTCGCAAACATAACGGTGGGTACGAACCATCTTGCCATCGACGCAAAGAGAGCCGTAGCCTTTGCTATTCTTCGCATACGGCCATGTGAGGCAGTCGTTGGAGGTGTGGCGCATGGCAACTTCATTGACGAAGCGCATGGGGTCACCCTCTGGCGTACTACCGGCGAGCGGATGACCGTACCGCCGGAGACGCTGATAATGAGCCTTGCAAAAGCCCTTGCAGTAACGAGGCTTGCCACAGACAGAAATGGAGCAAGTCATATGGATTCGACCTCGCGTGCTTCATTCGCGAAAGGCTGGAGAGCTTTGATGACGGCCTGGGCTGCGTTGCGATCGATGAACACCGAATCCATCCGGCCTCCCTTGTCGGTGATGCTCCATTCAGGAGACGGACTGTCTTGGGATATCTGGATGCCTTCGGGCGAGGTCTCGATCTTGATGCTGCTGTCAGTCATGCGTAGCTCCTTCGGCTTTGGCAGAGGAAACAGGGGGCTTTGGAAGGGACCGCCAAACGTTCGGTGGGTAGACGAACAGCCAGCTTCCTTCACGCCATCCGTCTTCGCCTGCATCCCATTGTACGAGGTGGAATTCGGACCAGTGCTCGGCGTATGCCAAGATCAGACTTCCGTCTTTCGGGGCAGTCTCGATCGGCTTCCACCCGTCGAGACTTTCAAATTTCTTTGGAGGGTTCATGCTGAGCCGCCCTTCGAGGATTGCCCCCCTGATCGCCACCATCATTGAGGAGTCGTCATGCCCATACTCGTAACGTTCACCACCTGGAGAGAAGCTCTCGACGATGTCGGCGCAATGTTCCCGCTCCGCCAGAATGGCAAGGCAGACGTGCTGCAGGTAATCCGCGTTGCCGGCCATGCTGTCGTGGAGGGCGGACAGGTAGGCGGCTTCGGCTTTCTGCATTACGTCTTCGGGGATGGTGGTCATGCTGCACCTGCCTTTTCGTACGTCGCGTACAGGCTATCCCGCCATCTCTGCTCGGTTTCGCGGGCATGGTCGTCGTCGTCGCAGTTGTACGTCCGCTCCTTTTCGCGGCCGGAAGTGTCCTTGAGCGTGACCAGTTTGCCGTCGCGATGGAGCGACATGCCTTCACAGGGGCCAGCGAGATAATGGGCGCTACTCATGCCGCGTCTCCCCTCTACTGCTCGTCTAGGGTGGTGTTGGTAGTGGGGGAGAGGGTCATGGCTTCGCAGTCCCGTCGTTATTGAAGAATGGGCACGGCCCTAGACCGCATCGAACACAGGTGCGTGGATATGCAGCCTTTTGGTGGCGCAGGCGCGTCGAGCAGTTCACCGGACCGGGAGAGGTTGAGGCATGCGCCGTAGGGTCAACCAGTTCTTCAGTGCCCCCGCCAGCCTTGGCGATGACGGCAAGGAGCGTCTGGACGATCGGGGCACCTCTGCCCTCCCACCTCAGAGCCTCCAGTTCCTGAGCCGCCTCGATCAAGGCATCAAGCATTTCAGGAGCTGCGGCGGTCAGAGGATCGGAGATAGTCTTGGAGCCATAGACGCCGCTGCACACAGGCATGCACATGGGGCGCTGGCAACCGGCTGGAGTCTGGCATTCAGGAAGGGTGCAAATGATGATTGTCGGGCTCATGCTGCACCGCCTTCAGCCTTTGCCGCGTCGAAGCGATCAATAGCCTTCCGGAGCTGGGCAGCCGTGTCGCAACGATTGCGCTCGGCAAGGAGGGCACAAGCGATGATATCAATCCACTTGTTGGGGTTCTTATGAAGAGCGATCGCAGTCCACGAAGCGGCATCCATGATATCTTTCGGGATCTCGCTCATGCTTGCGCCCTCATTGACGGTGAGAGAAAACTTCTTCGGCTTCCCGCGAAGTTTGTTCCTTGCCTCGCTATGCATCTCCCGCGTGATTTCCTCCAAAGCGCGCCTGCTGTCGCACAGCTCGCAAATCGCTTCGGCGCTGACGAGCGGATTTCCGCAACTGCAATGGTGCTTGCTCATGCCGCAACCTCGTTTGCCGTAGTGGTGTATTCGATGGGGAGGGTCATTGAACCGTGTCTCCTTCATCCGTCTTCGGGACCGGCCGAAAATCCGTCTCGTCCCAAGCGCCCTTCCCTTGGTTGCACTCATGGCAAAGGACTTGAAGGTTCCCTCTCTCCAGCCGCAAATCCCAATATTTCGACAAGGGCTTGATGTGATCGACGACAATGGCAACTGGTTCGCCGCCAACGGTCTTGTGCTCGGGAGTGGATCCGCAGCACATGCAGCGGGCTCCGTATTGCTGAAGAACCTTCATGCGGAGAGTCCGCCAGTCCCACGAAAGGTAGAACTCAGCCTTCTCATCCTTCGGCGGGGCCGGGAGTGCTTCCTTTGGCTTTCTTTCCGTCGTCTCAATGCGGCGTTTCGGCGCCCATTGCTTCGCCCGTTCGGCCCTGTAGCAAGGATCGCATTTTATGTTCTTCAGGCTCCATGGGCCTCCGCGATAGTCCTTGACAATCTCGATTGCCTCGGTGCGGGTTCTGGCAATCATTTCCTCGTTGCATACGCTGCAGACGATGCCGTTCAAGCGAGCTTTGCAAACGGCGCTGTTGACCTTCCCCGATCCGGACAACCCGAAGTCTTGTGCAATCTCGGTAACGGATCTGTCCGTCTTCCAGAATGCTTCGCTGATTTCGGATTCGGCATCGAGAGGGATGGCGAATTCTGTAAACCTCGCATCAGATATTTTCATGCCGCGGACTCCGATCTTGCGAAGTCTTCACGCTTCAGCGAAAGCAGGAGCTTCCGAGCTGGGCCGCGAGGCCTCTGCCCGTTCTCCCAATTTGAAACGGTGCTCTGGTCAACGCCCAAGGCGTCGGCGAGCTGCGCCTGTGTGACGCCGCCCAGGTTTTCGCGAATGGTTTTGATGTCGAGTTCGTGTTCCATCGTGCCATTATGGAAAAGTCATAACGAAAGGTCAATGGGTTTCTCATATTTATTTATGGCAACGTCAGAATTATGAAAACCGTGAACGAGCGATTGATAGAGGCGCGTCTTGCCGCCGGGTACATGACCGTCAGAGAGGCGGCGACGTCGCTTGGCGTGCCATACCCTACCTATGCAGCTCATGAGAATGGCACGGACGGCTTTAAGCTGGATTCGGCCGTCAAGTATGCGAGGAAGTTCAAGGTCTCTCTGGATTGGCTCGTGACTGGGAAGGGGCGCGGCCCCTCTCAGCATGATAACCTGGCGTGGGAGATTTATCTGGAGATGGCCGATCTGGCGCCGGCAGACCTCGAATACATCAAGCAGGCTGTCGAATTCGCTAAGAAGAAGATCGCGTGACGCCGCGCCCGAAGATGCTCTTCTTCTCGTGGTTTAATTCAACCTTCCATTGCCCGCCGTGACGGCTCTTCATGGCCGAAGCCAAGCACTCAGCATAGTATTCACACAGATCTGGGGCGGCCTTTGCCTCGGCACGAACTGGCACGATGGCTGCCACTGCGACCGGAGCGAGCGATTTTAGGAATGCACGTCTGCCCGTCATGATAGACCCCACATTTAGGATTTATTTCTTATCGTGGAACACAGGGGGAACATTTGCAACATCTGTTGGGAATATTTCCCCAGATGAATAGCCATTTTTTAGGTTAGACCCAAACCATTACACGGCGCTGGGTTGCGTTAGCAATCGTGAAGATGTTGATTGCTTAATTTTCCGCGACCGCCAAAATTGCGTTCTGTGCGTTTTGGTACAGTGCATTTCAGAGAAAATCTCTGCGGTTGTAGTAGAAGAATCTTTCTACCTTTTTAAGCTCTTGACTGATGGTGAGCCCCGAACTCCGGACATAGGAGGACTAAGCCCCGCGACAAAGCGAGGTTAGCCCCTATGCTGGAAATGATCTTGACCGCCGGAGCCGCCCGTCACCCCATCCGATCTGCTCGACACCAGCGACAGACCTCGATCGCACTTTTTCGTGAACCCTGGTAGGTCACGGCGCATCCCCTTCGATCTTTCGGAGTGGGGATTGTAATTCTGCGCACCCAACGGTATACATTTACCACATCCACGTGGCGAGGCCCGCCGCCGACTTCACTTAACCAGACCTCAAAAGCCCTGCCCTGAACCGGCGGGGTTTTTCCGTTCTAGTCCTCGGATTATCTCCCGTCAAATATTTTTATGACTTTTCCATAAATAGTGCTGGACATTTCGTTATGAGTTTCCCATAATCGGCAGGCAAGCAAACGAACCGAGACGAACATCTCCAACACGGAGGCCGTCCGCCAGAACAACGGATGAGGGATACGGAAATGCAGCAGAACACCAAGATGAGCAGACAGGCAGAGAGACATCAAAAGCGCACCGCCATCAAAGACACGTTGGCGCTGGCAAAGGAGCAGGCCCGCACGGTAGCCAAGCGCGCCCTTCTGGAACGGCAGTCGGCCCGCGAGAATGCCGGCGCTTATACGGGCCGCAGTGTCGGTGCTTCTATCGCTCCTTCGCGCTCCAGAACCACCAAGCGGAAGGTCAAGAAGGGCAAGGAATTCGGCCGAATCCTCGTGACTGTGACCGTCGGCAATCGCGAGTTTTCCTATCACGCCACAAAGGGTTGGCGCTCTCACGCCGCCTGATCGCATTCGGCATCCTCCCTTCACTGCGGAGGATTTCGAAAATGATCGAAACCCAGACCCGCCACTGCGGATCATCTGGAAACCGGAGTGAGGACGATGACGGACGCAAAGCACACACCGGGGCCATGGCGCACAGATGAGCACGGGAACATCGTTTGTTACCCCGAAGGCCTTTCGGTGGGAGTCCTGTCGCGTCAGCTGCCGGAAGGCGAGCTTAAGGCGAACCACCAGCTGATAGTCGCCGCTCCTGAGCTTTTGGAGGCTCTGAAATTGGCCGTAAGCAACCAGCCGAAAGACGACAGCTGCGAGGCTTGGGTTTCGGATGCAAAAGCTGCCATCGCCAAGGCAACCGCCTGACCTCCGCCACGGTCCTCCGGGGCCATTCAAAGCTGATCCAAAACACACATGAGGACGAACGAGATGCCAGACATTCACTTCACGCAATACCTGATGCCGGACGGTCGGCCTTCGGTTGTCCGCATCGATCGCCCTGACCACATCGCTGAGAAGGCGCAGGAGATCCTGTCGAAGGGGTTCAAGTTCGAATGCGAAATGCTTTCGGATTACAGGACGATCTCTCTGACGATCACCCACCCCAAGGACGGTGACCTTGAAATTGAGGTTGTCCCGAACGGGCCGGAAGTCCCCGCGGCCATAGACCGCATGATTGAGCGCTTCGCAGCCTCTCACGCATGACCTCCGCCATGGTCCTCCGGGGCCATTCAAGAAGATCACAACAACACAAGAGATGAGACGATGAGCAGCGGATCAACTATTCACTACGACGGCACCGGCGAAGACGCTCTGCGCCAGATGGCGACACTCATCGACGAGGACATCACCCAAGGTGAGAGCCACCCAGCTCTAGGCCCGCAGTATTTCGTCGCAC